GGTAGTACTACAATTATTTTCATTTTATGATGATTTAATAATATTAGTTATTTCAGGTGGAACAATAGTAAAATTACCACCATTTGGTGAAACACTACCAATACTTGGTATTATTCTAGTACTTGAACTAACAAGAGATATTCCTGTTCCTGCTAATGAGGTATTTTCCAATATTATCTTAAATGTATCACCATTTGTTAGATTTGTAGTTAATGTTACACCACTAAAAATACCAACACTATTATAATTCACTTGATTTACAGTAACACCATTTTTAATCAGTGTTATTATGGCTGTTTCAACATGATTTGTTGTAGCACCAGTAATTTCCTGTGTAACAATATAATCAAGTAAAAATTCAACATCATAATATGGTGTTATTGTAGGATTGAAAATAATATTTATTTCAGATTTACGATATCTACCTGTATTTCCTAAGATTGTTAAGTTTTGTTGTGATATTGTTTCATTTAACACAATAACACTACTATATGGAAATGCTGTTGTTGTTGTTGTTGTTGTTGGATAATCAATAATAATATCACCAATAACAAAATTAACACATAAATCATCAGTACAAATATAATCATCAGACCAATTCACATCTTGTGATAATGGTCTTTTTTTAAATATACTACCATCATCACCAAAGTATTTAACATTACTATCAAAATTAACACCTCTTTTATATTGAAATTTTTGTTTACTAAAAACACTGTTTCGGATTAAAAGACCTCCACGTTTAAGAATTATTGTTGAAGATAATAATTGGTCAACAAATCTTTGAAAAAATGAATTATATTTCGATAAAAAAGAATATAAATTACCGAAAGTATATCCATTTGATTTTAATGGATTGGATGATGGAAGTTTTGATCTATTTAAATAGTTAACATATATATTTAATAATGTTGGATACCACCCACCTTTATAATCCGTAACAATTTTTCTGTTTGTTGCATTTATCATTTTCCTTTGGATCAATTCAATAAATTCCAAAAATGATAAATTACTAATATCACCAATACCAAACGAATTATTTACAATTGGTTCGAAATAATCATCTCCACCAACAAGATAGTATGCACTAATAACACTTCCAAGTTTAATGCCTTTTGGTAAGAATATTTCATATGGATTAGTATTATTAATTGTATAATCGGTAGTTGGTTCTAAACCAATACCATCAACCAAAATTTTAACTTCATTAACATTATTTAATTTATAATTCAATCTATAAACATATTTATTTGCCGAGCTATTAAAATATATTTTACCAGCATTTAAACTATCAACTCTTGTAATCTCACTTCTTGCTGCAATACTAGTACTACCAGTTACAGTAACATAGGCCAATTGAATATATGGATCTGATGCTAAATAAGAAATTAATTCAGGGTTTTGAATTATTATTTGACCATTATTATTAGGATCAATAATGTAGTCACCAACAAATTGATTTGTACCTTTTGTTAGTGCAATACCATTAATTGTTACTTGAACATCACCATTTGGTATTGATGGTAATGGTATTGATGTTCCTACAATGTTGGGTTTAACTCTAACAACAGTATATTGAACACTTATTCCACTTATTGATTGTGTACTTCCTGTTTTTATATATGTTGCTTCAACAACATCTCTTCTATTATCATTTTTTATTGCATAATTACCATTTGTTAATATGAAAGTGTTTCCTGTTATAATATAATCAGCCTCAACAGTTTCATCGTATACTGAAACACCATCATATTCTTTTGGGGCATTTAATAATATACCATTAAACCTAACTTCTAAATCCCCTTCAATTGTATTGTTTGGTAGCGTAAATGTATTTAATGTTCCTGCATAACCAAGTGAAATATTAATATATGCATATGGTAAAGTATATCCACTTGAATTTGCTGGAAAATCTTGTTCCTTAATATATCTATAAACATCATATTCTATTCCACGAGCAACATCTAATGAAATATCGACTTCTTTTGTGTTCAACACTAATTTACTATCTTCTTGATAATATTGGGGTGTTGTTTTATGTTTTCTTGTTGTTGAACCACTTTGTGTCCAAGATTTTTTATTATCTACAGATCTTTTTAAATTAAAACCTGCCATACGAAAAACATCCATATAAGCTTGTCCACTGTCAGTATCTCCAGAAACTTGAAAATAAAAATTACTTGATTCCAAAGGAGCTATTGGATAACCATCAGTACTATAAGGTAATGAATTTGACGGAAATTCGGACGGTAATAATTCTACTGTTCTTGGATCTATTTTATTATCAATAGTATAGACATATTCTGTAATGTTAATGAACGGTTCTGGAATCCCAATTAATAGAAAAATCGATTTAATTGCTTCTCTAGTTCCTTTTGATTTCCAAAAATAACTAGTATTAATTAAAATTCTTCTCCACAATTCAATATCAATATCCGCTGGTAAAAAATCTTTAGTTAAATCTCTTTCTTCATCATCTATTGTTAAAAAACTACTTATTAATTCTTTATCATTTACCAATGAAAAATAATTCCACCCAAATGTTTTTGATAAATTTTTTATTAGTTGGTCTGGAACATTATTAACTTTATTATATGATAATTTATTTATATATGTTAATGAATCAATAAATTCTCTCATTTGATCAAATTCCCTACCATAAATTCTTAATAGTTTATTCATTTTACCTTCACCAGTAAGATCATAAGTTTTTAACGATACTGGTGTTAGAAATCTTGATATTAAATCTGTTTTAATTTTATCATACTTGTCGCCAATTGTTAAAACAGCTTGTAAAAAATTTGCGTAGTCTGGAGAATTTATGTCAATATTAAAACCATCATTAGTTGGCCATAAAATAACAGTATTTGTATATTTAATCGTACCATCATCCAATAATGTAGGATCTTTTAGTGTAAATGAAAAACCATTTTTACCATCTCTAGAAGAAACAATATATCTCTCATAATCATCAATCACTGACCTAAATTCTTCAAAAATATGATTATTTGGTCTAATATGAACATCGAAATATCCTGTTGTACCTGTAATATCGGGGAAAGGATTTCCAATTGTTTTTAATGAAAGATAATCATTTCCACTAGTAAAACCACTAAATCCTATAATTGAAAATATTTGATCTGATGCAGATAATGTATTCCATACAACATATTTTGAATATGAAATATTTAAATTTTTTAATTCAATATTGTCTGGTTTTGACATATTACCCCAATCAATAATTAATCCAAATAAATTAACAATATTTGCTGTTGGGACATTAAATGTCGATACATTGGTTAATAAATCATAGTTAAAATTATTAAATGTAACATTACCACCCCTTACTGTTTTTGAGTTTAAATAAAGACTTCCGGGATAATTTATAATGATATTCTGTATTGATGTTCTTAAAAATTCATAAGCAGAACCAAATTTCACAAATGTTTTTAAATCTGATTTATCTAAATTAGGAATTGCATTTATTGAATAATCATGAATGATTTCAGATTGAACATCTGAAATTCCAATTGTTTCTAATGTTATTGGCCGAACAAAGGTACTTAATTTATTATCATAATTAACAACACTCTTACCATCAAAATTTGATGTAACAACAAAATCTCCAAATGTAAATATTGCACTAGAAGGAATACTATTTAATGCTGTTAGATTCGTATCGATTTTATTATTTATTATTTTTACCTTTGCCACAAAATATTTTTTATTATCAAATAATTATTTTTTATTAAATGTTAGTAACATCATCAAAATTTTGAGTTTCATCAATGTTTGTTCTTCTTTCAAGAACTTCGAATAATGAAACATCACCAACATCGTCTTTTATTTCATATCTATCAAATTGTTTTGTTATTATTCTATTTTTATCAAAATGAGTAATAATACCATTATCAACATCCATAATTTTTTCTCCACCAATCAAATCCGTTAATGTATCAATAGTATTTTCAACCATTTCTACCTCAATTGATAATGGTGTGAAAAATGTGTTTGATAATATTATTATTTGATCTGGAACACCAATAAATGGTAATTGATTTGGTTTAACATTTGATGAACTACTTGGCGTTAATTGTAAAAATAATAAAGTACCACTTTCATCGTATCTATATCTTGTTGATTTTTGAGAAGTATTACCAACATTTTCATTAACTGGAACAACACGATTTGAAGTAACAACATATCTAACAAGATTTCTTATTTTATTACTATTATTTACATCAATATATTCTATTTTATATCCTTGTAGAGCATTATTTGTTCTAAGATTTTCAGAAAGTAAATTAGAGTCTAAAACAATTCCTTTTACGCTAGGTAATGAAGATAATACACTACAATCAACAATTGTTGTAACGATTGTTTTTGGTTTAATATATATTGTATAAATTCCTAATTGATTAAATATTGTTGCAGGTAAACTTAAATCATATAAACCCTCTAATAGATTTTCACTATTAAAAATATAATTTTCATCGTTTTCTGGTAAATAACAATATTTTAACAAATTATTAGGATCATCAATCTTAACAATTGTATTATTTGATGTTTCCCTATTTGGGGTATAGTTATAATAAATAGATATGTCATCAATATTTACATCTGATGCCCTATTTGTACCATAAATTCCAATTGACATTTTTATTTGTTTTAATTAATTATTATTTACTATGTTAAAAAATCTTCCAGCAGCATATGATTCTAATTCAATTAAATTTGTTATAAACTGTAATTTAAAATTTTTATCAAATGCTGATAATTCTTGTCTTATTATAAATACATCATCACTAATTTTAGGATATTGAACAATTTTTTCTTTATTGGGATCTTTTAATAAATGACCATTTAAAAAATTACTGTTATTTTCACTACCTGTTGTTGCAAAGGAAAATGTTGTTTTCGAATAATTTTGATTATCTAAAACATCAACATATCTTATTTGATTAATAAAATAAACAATTTGACTATTAATATTAGACGATATATAGTCAACACCATTTTGATTATTAGAACCATCACCAAAATACATGTCAGCAAAATTATTAGTTACTGTATATTTTTTTAATTCATTTAATCTACTTTTCGATTCGCCCGTGACAACATATCCTATTATATTATACATATTATATTAAATATTTAGATTCGAAAATTTTAATAATATCAGAATGTTCTGGAAAATATTTTAAAATTTTAAACTTTATTTTATCAATAATTTCAGGACGATATTTACTATATGCCCACATATGACAATAACCAACACTATCAGCTAGTGAATACCAATTATAATTTCTTTTTTCTATTTCATCAATTGGTAATATTTCCAATGGTTTAACATTTTTTTCATTCAAAATATTCAATAATAATGATTGTTCCGCTATTAAGAACATTCCACTATATTTTTTTCTATTATCATCAAATTCACTATTTGTTGATAAATCAATTAAAATTTCTTTTGATTTACTAGTATATTCATCTTTTAATTTTAAATCACTAAATCCTATTACACCACAATTATATGCCTCAAAATTATATTTTTCCCAATTAACACCATAACTATTTTTAATAAATGGTCCAGTAGATGATAAATATGACGTTTCAAAACCATATGGTATTGTTTTATTGTTTTCAAGAGATTGAACAACAACAGAATATTCACCATTTGTTAATCTATCACCAATAATGTCACGAAATAAAAAAACATCACCATCAATATGAACGTAAGGTTCTTTCATTAACGAATGTGTTTTTATTTTTCCCCAAATCCAAAATTTACTACTAACACCATCAGAATCAAAATCAATAACATTTATTTTATCGTAAGGAATTAATGAATATATTTCATAGGTATTTTCATCACAATATAATTCAATTTCATAACCCATTTTTTTCACTAACAAAACGCTTAAAAAATAAGAATAAAAATTTTTATTCAAATATTTAACATCAAAATTATTATCAAAATTATTTTTTGTTGCTGGTGATGACCACATTGAATGCACATACTTAATCATAACTAAAAATTATATAAAATTATCATCCATCAATAATGTTTCACCAATACCCATTGATATTGGTGAAACAATACTATTAAAATTAGTAATATCTAACGAATATGGATATGGAAAATCAATATTGACACTATATGGAAAATATTCATAAATATCGAAAAATCCCCAATCATGAGAATCTTGTGTTAATAAAATTTTCATATGATATATGGCTGTAATATCTGGAATAATTACCCGACATGTTCCAGTACAACCAGTAGTTGTTCCAGTTGTTGTAGATTGTAATATTATTTTTTTTATTAATTCCATTATTAAATAATGCTTTTTCTTAAATATATTTTAATATCTTTTTCAGGAAATTTTATTTCAAACATAGAATCTTCAACAGAATATATTGTATTATTAACTATTTTTATTTCACCTGTTGTGTTATTAAGAATTTCTTGTGATATAACATTATTAGAATATTGTCCACCAACTTTATTATATGCTTTAATTCCGATTATATTAACAACACCATTCGCCCCTAATATTTGTTTTTGTAATCTTCCTAAAAAAACATCTTCATTCATTTCAAAATTATTAACACTAAAATAATTCTTCACAATGGTAATTATACTATTTGCAATTTGATTGTTTGAGATGTTTTCAACATAAACATCAATATCAAAAGCAAGATTAAATATTTTACCATCCTTAATTTCAACATAATCATTTATCATTCTATATTGTGACAAATATTCCGTAATATTTGTTTTTAATAGGGTATTACTTGTGTTAGATAATTTACCATCAGAACCAATACCAAGTATTGATAAAACAACCTTATTATTTATTTTAAATGCATTTGCACGAAAGGGAGAACCAAACTTACCGGGCATTTTATAAACCTGTAATAAATAATCTGTTAATACAACATCTCTATTTTGAGCAGAGTTATTGTATTTGACTAAATTCCTAATTTGCTCTATCCCCAAACCATCATTACCACCAATTGCTGGAATCGGATTATTAACAACTAAACTTCTTTGAATTTGTTGATTAAATTTTTGATTTGAGCCAACAACTCTTAGATTGTAATTACCTAGATTTGTTAAAACTCCAGCACCAATATTTGAACTACTACCACCTCCCGTTGAATATCTTATAAAAAGTGTATAATTTGCTTTTAATTTTTCACCAAGTGCTGTATTATTAAGAAAATTATCTAAAAATGCTCGATTGCTTACACCCTCTTTTAAAAAACCATCTCTAAATGCATTATAATCACTATCTCCAGAACCAAATGTTAATACACAATATCCATTTGGAGTAAATTCCCTAATGAATTTTTTTGTTACATCAATCCAATGTGCTACTTTAATATTATTTGTATTGCTGTTTATTTGTGAACTTTGATAATTT